AGCATTTGTTGGACACTTACCAACCATGCTTACTCATCCTGATGAAGACAGATTCTTAACAGTAAGAGAAGCTTTATACATTATGAGAATGCCAAGTGACTTTGAATTGCTTGACCCAAAAAGAACACTAAACCATATATGCCAAAATGTACCGGTGACTACCGCAGAATTTGTTTGTAAGCAAATTAGTAAGTATCTAAGTGGCTCTATTGATCTAGTGGATACTGATTTTCTTATTCAAGACAATCGAAAAAAAGCTATAAAATATCAAAAAAACAGTGTACAATTAGATAGTTTTATGGTATAATATACATTATAACGAGGAAATAAAAACAAATGTTAAACGTAAATGAAAAATTTCCAGGGTTCTGCCTCAACGGCGTGAATTCTGCGAACCAATTGGTTCAAGTAAAGTCAGATGATCTGGCTGGTTCTTGGGCTGTAATCTATTTCTATCCAAAAGATTTTACTTTTATTTGTCCAACGGAAATTGCCGCAATGGATAAATTAAATGAAGAAGCTATTGTGATGGGGATATCATCAGATAATGAATTCTGTAAGCTTAATTGGAAACAATCAAATGAGCTCATTGGAAACATTAAACATACTCTTGCATGTGATGCAGGTCTAGTCTTATCAGCAAATTGTGGTATTATTAATCACACAGATTTGGTAAGTAACAGAGCTACATTTATTGTCGATGCCGAAGGTATTATTCAATACGCATCAATGAATGCATTAGATACTGGCAGGAATGCTGATGAAATTCTTAGAACTATTCAGGCACTCAAAGCAGGCGGTTTAACCGGTTGTTCTTGGGAAGCAGGAGATCAGTTCGTTGCCTAGTATAGATTTAAGACCGCGAAAGCAAAACCCGAAGGACAAAAGACCGGCAAAGGAAATGCCATTTGATGTTGCGCTTCGCAAATTTAAGAAAGCTTGTGAAAGAGCTGGAATAGTGCAGGAGATTCGTAAGAGAGAATTCTATGAGAAACCTACTGCTAAGAAGAAAAGAAAAAAGGCTGAAGCAGTTGCTCGCACTCGCAAGCAAGCTAGAGACAGTCAATTAAGACCTAATAGGAGGACACGCTAATGTCTATAATGGATAAACTACATAAAAACTCAAAGATTAAAACTACGGATATATTATCTGATAGTATTTTCTTTGGCCAAAAGAGTATGGTAAAAACTGAGGTGCCAATGATTAACGTTGCACTATCAGGTGACCCACAAGGTGGACTTACATCAGGACTTACAGTTCTGGCTGGTCCTTCAAAACACTTTAAGACATCATTTGCTTTATTAATGGCAGGTGCATATCTTAAAGAACATAAAGATGCAGTATTATTATTTTATGATTCAGAGTTTGGTTCACCACAATCTTACTTCGAAGCATTTGGTATCGATACTACACGTGTACTACATACACCTATTACTGATGTTGAACAACTTAAGTTTGATTTAGTTAACCAATTAGATTTGATTGAACGTAAAGACAAAGTCATTATTATCATTGATTCTATTGGTAACCTTGCATCTAAGAAAGAATTAGAAGATGCTTTAAATGAAAAATCAGTTGCTGATATGTCAAGAGCCAAAGCAATTAAAGGATTATTCCGTATGGTAACACCTTACTTGACTATGAAAGATGTGTCTTTATTGGCAGTTAATCATACATATCAAGAAATGGGTCTATTCCCTAAAGCCGTAGTTTCAGGTGGAACTGGTATCTATTACTCAGCAGATAATATCTGGATTTTGGGTCGTAGACAGAACAAGAAAGGAATGGTAGTTGAAGGTTATGATTTTATTATTAATGTCGAAAAGTCTAGAATGGTTAAAGAGAAGTCTAAGATCCCTGTCTCTGTATCTTGGGACGGTGGTGTGGAACGTAATTCTGGTCTCCTTGATATTGCTATCGCTGGCGGTTTTGTTGTTAAGCCATCTAATGGTTGGTATCAAATTGTCGATCAAGAAACTGGTGAAGTAATTGATCCTAAAGTAAGAGAAAAGGATACTAAAGAAGATGCATTCTGGGCACCAATTCTCGGTACAGATAAGTTTAGAGATTTTCTAATTAAACAATATCAGATTGGTCATAAATCTTTAATCGATTTTGATCCTGAAGCTATTGAGAGTGTTTAAGTGAAGACTAAAACAGTCAGTGATAAAGACTTTAAATTTATTGAATCTGAAGAAGCAGGTTGGTATGGTGTAGAACTTCTCACTGGAAAGTGGAAGGGAGTATCATACATATATGGACAGGTTAAGATTAATGAAGAACCTGAACTTGGAACAGCTACTTTAGGATTTACATATCAAGTTGTAGATTCTAAAGCTTTCGAAGAAGATGATCTAATTAATGATATAACGTTTAAGAATTATCTGGGTGGTGTGTTACAACATGTCATTACAGATAGCCTTGAGCAACGTGAAAAAACAAACAAACCGGTGATAAGAATTGGAAATAACGAATCAAATACAGACACACATTCTGAGTCATCTGATTAATGATGAAGAGTACTGTCGAAGGGTAATACCCTTTCTAAAAAAAGAATACTTTGAACATGAACACCGTGTCGCTTTTGACATGGTTGTACAGTTCGTAACTACACATAACAAAATACCATCAGGTAAGATCCTAGAGCTAGAGCTTAAAAAAGTTCAAGCTCCTGATGATGTTCTAACAAGAACTCAAGAACTTATTACTGAAATGAAAGATCGATCTGATATAGATATAGATTATCTAATAGCAGAATCAGAAAAATGGTGTAAAGATAGAGCAGTATACAATGCTATAATGGAATCTATTAAAATCATAGATGGCAAAGATCCTGAACAAGGTGATGGTGCTATCCCACAAATATTGTCAGATGCTCTAGGAGTATCGTTTGACCCTAATATTGGTCATGACTATATAGAAAACTCTGATGAAAGGTTTGAATTCTATAATACAGTAGAAAATCGTATACCGTTTGATTTAGAATATATGAATAAGATTACAAAGGGTGGCTTACCGAATAAGACCTTGAACATTGCAATGGCCGGCACAGGCGTAGGTAAGTCACTCTTTATGTGTCATTGCGCAGCAGCAAATCTGGAGCTAGGAAAGAATGTTCTATATATTACTATGGAAATGGCTGAAGAAAGAATAGCAGAAAGAATCGATGCTAACCTTATGGATTTACCAATTCAACAATTAGAAACATTACCGAAAAAGGTATTTGATTCTAAGATTGAAAAGATTGGTAAAGGTTCTATAGGCAAACTAATCGTAAAAGAATATCCTACAGGTGCAGCACATACTGGTCACTTTAGAGCATTACTTAACGAATTAAAACTTAAGAAGAACTTTAAGCCTGACATCATATATTTAGATTATTTAAATATATGTTCATCGTCTCGTATGAAAGCAGGTGGTAGTATAAATAGTTATACCTACATTAAATCTATAGCCGAAGAGCTAAGAGGTTTAGCTGTAGAGTTTAATCTTCCTATTATGAGTGCAACACAAACAACTCGTGGCGGCTTTAGTAATACTGATGTCGGATTGGAAGATACTTCGGAATCGTTTGGCTTACCAGCAACAGCCGATCTAATGTTTGCTCTTATATCTACAGAGGAACTAGAAGATCTCGGGCAAATGATGGTTAAGCAATTGAAGAATCGTTATAACGATCCAACCAAATATAAAAGATTTGTAGTTGGTATTGATCGTGCTAGAATGAAACTTTACGATGTTGAAGAGTCTGCTCAAACTGATATAATGTCAGATATGGCTCCAGACAAACCCATTGCGACGTGGGGCGATAGAGAAAATAAAGATAACACGTTCGCAGAATTTAAAACATAAGAGGAATAATATATGTTAACAACAGCAAAAGATTGGATAATGGATAGAGTAGCAGAGAGAACATCTCTAGATGGAATGGGTCTCATAGCAGTATGTGGATCAGTTATTTTATTTGGCGGATTGGCTAAGCTAGCAGCTTGGGTTGGTCTTGCTTGGGGAATATACACTTTAGTTAAGTCTGAAGTTTAAAAATATAATTAAGGAAATGAACACATTATGATGAGCGCGAAACTTATATCATACTCACAACCAGCTGTAGACTTCGATATACCAAACGATGTTCTACAGTTGGTTGCCTATTGTGCTAGGGTATCTAATCCAGATAATCAGCACAATGAAGATTCAGCTGAGAAGCTAGTTAAATATCTCATGAAACATAAGCATTGGTCACCATTAGAAATGGTCTCTGTGTGCATGGAAATCAATTGTCCTAGGGATATTGCCCGGCAGATACTCAGACATCGTTCTTTCTCCTTCCAAGAGTTTAGTCAACGATACGCTGATCCTACAAACGACTTAAAATTTGTTACTCGAGAAGCTAGGTTACAAGACCCAAAGAATAGACAAAACTCTATAGAGGTTCCTAGTGATGATCCTATTAATTATTTGTGGGAATCATACCAAGAGACTATTATTGAAAGATGCAAGACAGCATACGATTGGGCTATAGAAGCAGGCATTGCAAAAGAACAAGCCAGAGCTGTATTACCAGAAGGTTTAACTATGTCTCGTATGTATGTTAATGGTACTCTAAGAAGCTGGATTCATTATATAGAATTAAGAGGATCTCATGGTACTCAGCAAGAGCACATTGATATAGCCAAAGCCTGTGGACAAGTAATAGACACACTTTTTACTCCCTTATAACCAAATGATCTAAAAAAAGTGAAAATAAATGCATAAAAGGGTGTACATACTATGAAAACTATGGTATAATATACCTATATTAAATGATAAGGAACTACATTATGAAAGAACTAATAACTGAAACAAACAACCTCCTCGCTCTTATGCGTGGCAACCTGCATAGCTGGTATGTTAAAAGCGAATATGCTGGAGACAATCCTGAAGCTTATGCAGACGAAAGAATGGATGGTATTCACTACATCTTCGAAGAAGGTCGTAATTACATCAAGCTTCTTAAGACAGAAGAGAGCGATTTCGACGGAAGTCTTAGATCTTCTGTTGTCGGATTCATCGTTAAAAAATCACCTAAAGCCATCGATAATAAGACTAATGAGAAATTTAAAATTGGTGATATGTTAATGGCTGCTGGGTATAACGCTCCAGCTACTAACTTTGCAAGAGGTAACATTCTTGAAGGTTACAACGAAGCTAGAGTCAGATGGACGGGAGTTTAAGATGACTAAGATGTTTCAACACGATTTATTCGGTGGAGGAGATCCCATCGAATTAACTAACGATAAATTTACTGTATGCTTTGAGCACATCGCAACAACGTATCCAGTAGAAATTGATCTCAACGAAAATGAGTTTAAACTCATGACAACCAAAAAGGGTGATATGGATTATTATTTTGATCAAGCACTATTATCCCTTTGGATTAGAAAGCAAATTACACACACGTTTGGTAGAGCTTTCGAAGACATTGCAGACTTTCAAGAGAATCATTTTCTTGAAGGTGTGTATAAGAACGGAAATTTAAGGAGTCACTAATGACACAAGCAGAATTATTTAAAGCAGAAGCACATAGCATGCCATCTCAATCAGCTATCTTAGTTGATATGGATGGTACTTTATGCCATAGAGAGGGTTTCACTGATAGAGATCCTTACGATTGGAAGCGTGCTGGTGAAGATGGATTAGACCTTGTTGTTGCAGATATCGTTCGAAGATTTTCTGCAGATCATACTATTATTATCTTTACTGCAAGGCCTGCCTCTTCTACATCTATTTGTAAACAATGGTTGAAAGATCATAAAGTAGATTTCGATCATATCTTTACTCGTAAAGATGATGACTTAAGAGAAGACTCGATTGTTAAATGGGAAATGTTTCAAGAAAATGTTCAGCCATTTTGGTCTACTAAGTTTGTCTTAGATGACAGACAAAGAGTCGTCGACATGTGGAGAGCTAAAGGATTGAAATGTTTGCAGGTTGCTTCTGGTGATTTTTAAAGTCACAGCAAAAAAGAACGGATTTACCGTAGCAGAATATGTCTATGAACTAGAAGAAACTGCTGCGGTATTTGCGCATCGAATGAAAGAAAAGGGTTACCAAGTTATAGTAGAAAAGCTAGGCTTAAGCCATGATTGAGTATACTATAATTTTTGGATGTGCTTTTGGTTTAGCGTGGTCTTCATTTAAACTTGGAATGAAAAGTGGAGCTGAAGCTTGTTTAGAAGTACTGCATAAACAAAACATAATATGCACTTCTAAAACTGGAGAACTTAGACCTAACCCGTTTTATATCTCAGAAGAAGATTAAGAATGTATAAATAGTATAATAAATTAGGTATATCTATGTTATCGTTTAAAAAATATAAACTGGGTTCAGTATTAGAAGCAGTAAAACTAATTCCTTCGGAATTAAAAAAACCTAACTCAGTTACGGGTGAAGATCGCCTAGACACTTTAAAAAGACTTATACAAGATAATAAAGCTTTAGAATTAGCTAAGGGCGGTACGTTTACTGTTACTGAAATTGATGATGCTTTATCTCAAATAGAAATATTTAAAAAGCTAGGAAAGCCATTCAACTTGCACGGCGATGGTAAGACTATTAGTTCTTCAGATCTTGGTAAGAGTGCAGTATTTGGTGGTGGAGGTGGAGCCGGAGGTGGCACACTCAATACTAAAGTAACAGAATCACACCAATGCGTTTTATGCCAAGCCATGTTAGATCATGGAATACAATCAGAAGAATTCTTTACAGACCCCGTTATTCTTAAAGCTGCATTTAAATCTGTCTCTGTTGATGCTACATTTGATGAAGTATTATCGGTAGAAGATGGATGGTTTCATTCTTCATACGAGTCAGCAGTACTTCTAATTAAGCAGGGATATATTAATAAGTCTCATAAATTGCACAGAAACAGTACAGAGATGAATGCTATATACGCTCTTAAAAACGTAGCATACAAAAATTCAGATCAAAGTCCAGTCAAAGATGATAAGTGGAATCCTGGAGATATCTGGGCTATCGATAAAAATCTTAATATTAGCAAAGAACTTAATGTTGAAAGTATTACAAGTTATAATAAAGGACTATTACAAAACTTTGTTGATAGAAAGCTAGTTGCTATATCTCTTAAACTTGTTAAGAAGACAGCCAAAGCTAAAGAATATAATATTAAACTACCACCAGATACTGACGATCATAAAATAAAATCTATTCTCTTTCAAGGCGAAAAGAGAGGAACCTTTTGGACTAATAAGAGTGCTACTGTTATTTTTGATGAAGGTAAATTAGATCTAAGAGCAGGTTCTGCCGGTGGTGCTATTAAAGCAGAGATCAGACTTAAGACAGCCAGAGGCGGTGGAGCTGGTTTTGGTATCATGGTTGATGCAGCACAACAAGTTTTTAGGAAAAAAATACCTGATAATAAAGCTATAAATAAGATAGCTAAGGCGATTACACAGAAGAATAAGAAAGCTCTTAAAGACTTCTATGGTATGTATAATCATTTCTATAAGAATGAATCATATGAATCGTTTGAAAAAGAGATTGCAGCAAAGGATGTTTATTGGATTGGATCTAAATTAGCATGTTTGTTTGTATTATATAATGTAGATAAAAATACAGGACCTAAAGCAAATAGATGGATTACAAAAATTGTTAATTATGCTGGATCAAAATCAGAAGACTCTAGCGCATACGTAAAGGTATATCAATAATGAAAGACTATACAACACTAGAAACAAAAATCATAGAGACAGCTACTAATATACCCTTAGATGAAGCTCCGTTAGTAATGGGAGATAGAGAGATCTTTAAAACTATTACCACTGAGTTAGAAAAAGTATTCTCTAAGATGGCAGACAAAAATCCAGAAAAAGCTTTAGTGTTAATGAAACAACTGGGTACAATAGTTGGTTGGGGTGTTACTAAAACAAACCAAGCTAAAGGCAAAACATTTAGATACGAGCTTAAAAAGAGAGGATAAAATGGAAATCAAAGAACGTAATAAAATAGTATCATCATTTAATAGTAAGTGGAAATATCGTAAAGATAAAGACCAATATGGCATGGCTGATGCTTGGAAGATCATTTACTCGCCAGACGCTGAGGGTAAATATGTAGGAGATTGCGAAGACTATAGTCTTACAATCCTTTATAGATTATGTGGCGAAAGTCATTTAAAAATGTGGTGGATGTTAATCACTCACCAAGCTGGAATTTGTAGTGTAGGACCAAGTAAGTGGAAAGTATCTCATGCAGTGTTAAGATACAAAGGTGAATGGGTGGATAACTGGACTAAGAAATTTGGTCCTAAATCTGAAATCGAAAAGAACCACACATTCCACGTATTCTTTGGTTATGGTTGGGCTTATCAAGCTGCTTTAAAAATGATCATTAGTAAAGTAGTTAGAACTATTAAAGGAACCTAATGAAAACACTAAAGGATTATTGCTGTGAATCCTGTCACGATGTCGTGATTGAAGAGTCAGAGCATGAAGGTCGTAAGGTTAAACTTAACGATCCTATTCGTACGTCTGAAAATAAGAACAAAAAATTTAAAGTGTACGTTAAGAACGAATCGGGTAAAGTTGTCGTAGTTAGATTTGGTGACCCTAAGATGTCTATCAATCGCGACGATCCGAAAGCAAGAAAGAGTTTTAGAGCAAGACATGGATGCGATACTCCCGGACCTAAATGGAAAGCGAAGTATTGGTCATGTTATCAATGGAGAGCAAACGCTCCGGTGGATAATTAAATGTTGAGTTTTAAACGACAACTTATTAGCGAGGCCGCTCAGAAAAATACTCATATGACACATATTGAGGATTTAGTTCTAGACGGTGGAGTTAAGGGAGCACGCCAGGCAATCCTAGCATTACGAGCTTTAAGAGATATGCTATCAGGTAACGCGAAGGCGCCAGTCGACGTTACGGTTAAATGGGACGGTGCTCCCGCCCTTTTCGCAGGAATGGATCCAAGAGATGGTCAATTCTTTGTGGCGAAAAAAGGTATCTTTAATGCCAATCCAAAGGTGTATAAGAACCATGCAGAGATCGATGCTGATACGTCAGGTGATCTATCTAAGAAATTAAAAATGGCGTTTGATAATCTAAAAGACTTAGGTATAACTAATGTTATACAAGGTGATTTTATGTTTGATAAAGCCGATGTTAAATCAGAGAACATAAACGGCGTTAGTCATGTCACTTTTCACCCTAATACTATTGTGTACGCTGTTCCTACCGGTACGAGTCTAGCAAAGGAGATATTAAAAGCTGAGATTGGTATTGTGTGGCATACAACATACAGCGGTGGAACATTCGAAACAATGAAAGCTGAGTTTGGAAAATTAATTACTCCAGGAATTAAACAGTCTTCTAAAGTTTGGCAAGTAGATGCAACATTACCAGATATATCAGGTAGCGCTACTATGACAGCAAAAGAAACAGAAGAAGTAACTAAGTACTTATCAAATGCTGGTAAAATATTTAAAACAGTCTCAGGCACAACGCTTAAAGAGATTGAATCTAATAAAGAATTAAACTTATTGATTAACACATATAATAATACCAAGGTTCGTAAAGGTGAAAGAATCACTAATACAACCGCTCATGTGAAAGGATTGATCGATTGGGTTAACGATAGATACATGAAACAGATTGATAAGCTATCATCTGAAAAAGGTAAAGCGAATAAAAACAAGCAAAGAGAGGCTATATTATCCTTTTTTAGTAAATCTAATCAAAAAAAGTTAATAAATGTGTTCGATTTGCAAAATTCTGTGGTAGATAGCAAATTAATTATTATAAATAAACTTAATGGTCTAAACAAAATAGGTACGTTTGTTAAGACTAAGTCCGGATTTAAGGTAACCAACCCAGAGGGTTTTGTTGCCATAGATCGTATGGAAGGTGGAGCGGTTAAACTTGTTGACAGATTAGAATTTTCTGCAAACAACTTTAGCAAGGATATAATAAAAGGTTGGGAAAGTCCTAACTAATATGGGTAAGCCAGGATAATGGATTCATTTAAAGAATTTAACGAAGCGATGACAACCTCTCAAAGGTTGAAGATGAAAGCTGCGTTCAAGAAAAATAAAGCCAAGATCATGCTAGGCAGAAAGAAAGCCGCAAAAAAATTAGCATCCCCAGAAAAACTCAAAGCTAGAGCTGAAAAGCAAGCACGCAATATTCTTATAAAGAAAATTCTTAAAGATAAGAATAAAGCAGACCTTGGTTATTCGGCACGTGCTGACCTAGAAAAAAAATTAGACAAAAAGAAAGGAGCTATTAAAAGAATAGCCAAAAAGCTATTGCCTTCCGTTAAGAAAGCAGACAAACTAAAATTGAAGAAAATCAAAGATCCTAAAGGGAATGCATAGTATATTATGATTAGTACATTTAAAACATATTTAAAAGAAGATAAAAGTGATATCACTTTTGCATTTGGAAGGTTTAATCCTCCTACGATTGGCCATGAAAAATTAATGGATGCTATTAAGAAAGTATCCAGAGGTGGAGCGTATAGAATATATCCATCACAAAGCCAAGACGCTAAGAAGAATCCACTTAATTTTAAAGACAAAGTTAAGTTTTTAAGAAAGATGTTTCCTAAGCATGCTAGAAATATTATGGCAGATAAAGGAATTAAGCAACCAATGGATATCGTCGTTGCTTTATATGACCAAGGTTATACATCAGTAACTATGGTTGCTGGTAGCGATAGAGTTATAGAATTTGAAAAGCTACTTAATAAATATAATGGTGTTAAAGGCCGACATGGTTTCTATCAATTTGAAAGTGGTGTTACAGTCAAAAGTGCTGGTGAAAGAGATCCAGATGCTGAAGGTGCAGAAGGTATGTCAGCTTCTAAGTTAAGAGCTGCAGCATCAGAAAATGATCTAGCATTGTTTTCTACAGGAATGCCTAAGGGTTATAAGGAAATAGAAGATCTATTTAATGCAGTAAGAGCTGGAATGGGTTTATCTGAATCAAAGAATTTTAGAAAACATGTTCAATTAGAAAAAGTATCTGATCGCAGAGAAGAATATGTTAATGGTACATTATTCAAAGAAGGCAATGAAGTAATCATTAAAGCCACTAATGAAGTTGGTACTATTAAAGTATGTGCAACTAATTATGTCATAGTGCAATTAGGCGAAGAAAAGAAAAGAGTATGGTTAGAAGGTGTTGAATTAATTGAAGCAGTTCAAGAGATTGGTACAGACAAACTTACTTCTTCATATAAAGAAATGACTCCTGGCGAAAAGAAGAAGCATGACAAGCCAAGAGATAATGCACCTGAAAGTAAACATACAAAGAACTTTAAGAAGAAGTTTGGAGAAAATAGTTTTAAAAGCTTTAGAGATTCTTTGGAAGAAGATGGTGCTAAAGCTTCGTTACAAAAAAAGGCTGATAAGACTGGAATGCCTTATCCTATATTAAAGAAAGTATTCGATAGAGGATATGCCGCTTGGAAAACAAGCCATCGACCAGGCACTAATCCAACACAATGGGGGTTAGCAAGAGTCAATTCTTTTGCTACTAAAAGCAAAGGAACATGGGGCGGAGCTGATAAAGATCTAGCCGCTAAAGTATAAAGAGAAAAATATGAAAACATTTCACCAATTAAAATTAGAAGTAAGCACAATTGCAGAAGCAGTAATGAATACTTGGACAGTCACAGTTCAAAAGCCGGTTAATAAGCTTAAGAAGGGTGATAAGCAAACAGTAAAAGCTCGGTCTGGATTTGAAGCAATTAATAAAGCTATGAAGCTGTGGAAAGATCCTGCTCTTAAAGCTGCTTCAGCAGATTCCTTTAAGATAACTAAGGAAGAAACAGTTTATGAAAACCGTGAACTTAATAACTTAAAGAAAAAGTTTAAAGCAGACCTTAAGAAATACGAGAATGATGGCTACTTTAAGAACAGTAAAGCTAATCAAGCCTTTATGGACTATGCACTAGATAACGGCGAGGTTAAGACTGACGATCCTGATGAGTTTGAAGCTTGGATGGATAGAGATGTTCTTGAAGCAACAAATCCATTTACGACAGCGGCTAAAGCTGATAGAGCAGATGCTAAATTAGCAAAGGTTAATAAGAAAGACGACGACAAAGATCGTATTAAAGTTGCTAATAGAAAACTTAAAGATGCAAGGTCTAAAAAATATGCTGATGTTAAAAAAGACTTAGAGACAAAACACGGTAAAGGTTCTGACGCATATGTTAAAGCTAGAGATGCAGTTAAGAAAAAATTAGGAATTGGTGAATCAGTTGACGAAGCACTGTCTCCATCGTACAAGAATAAGTATATCGGTAAAGACAAAGCATCTTTACGG